TACTCTTGTGGGATAATGTATCCTTGGGCTGACTAATTAGCATTATACTAATGTGGTTGTTATTTATTATTTATTATTTATTATTTGCCATTATCACACATAAATAGTTTATTAAAAAACCAAAATCAATTATATTTTATCCCAGCTCTTCTTTCACGGCAAAGCGTAGTTCATATGCTCTCGGTGCTCGTTCTCTAAACTTAACCGTATCACTTATTAGTCTTACTTTATAGAATCGTGGAGTACTGGAATCACTATTAAACGAAATCCAAAATGGCCATTTCTGTCCACCAATCAAATCAAAGAAATCCTCAAACTCTTGTCGTTGTGATAATAATAACCTACTCCAAGTCATTTGGAATATTCTACGATTTTTATGTAATTCTGTTGAGAACTGGTTACCACCTATTGCTTCCTGTACATTCACTCCATCATACTCAATACTTTCATTCCAAGAATTTACATCTGGGTTAAATGGAGTATCAAAACGATGGCACATACCAATCTCACCAATCAAAGCATTTTCATTATATACTGCACTATGACTCCTATCAAAGTCCAGTAACCACTCCTTCTGCACCAAACCAGAGCCTGTAGCATTCATTACAGAGAACCCATCTTCCTTAAATGATACTTTATGACTTGAGATTGTGGCTGCAGATAAACTACCACTCCTATTGCCTTCAAACGCCGAATCCAAGTGCATTAGTTTAGATGAACCATATTCTACCTCTACTCGCATAACTCTACTATCATTTCCCTTGATATGGGCAGTTTCTAAATTATGATTGTCTATAATAACACTATTCACACCAACACTCGGCCAATCTGCTAAATCCATCTCTATTTCTGGGTCAATATTTAGCCCATCAATTCCAATCGTTAATTGTGGGTTTGAGCGACCATCAACGAGATCAAAATGTGGGGCAGTAGTTCCACCATAGCTTCCTGTTGCAGGAACTATACTGGACGAAGGATTCGTAGCCTTATTCCCATATGCTAAGTTTAAGCTTGCATACATACTAATTTTGGTTGGGTCTACACTCGTTGCCATAATTTATTCTCCTGTTTTATATAAATATCTTTCTATCTTTAATACAATAATAATTTAGCTGTCGTTAGTGATACGAGACATAATGGCAGATTGATGTTGGAGTTATTTATAGGTTTAACTCCATCAACTAACGACAGCAAATTCATAAACATTTTGTGTATATTTTGTGTATATTTTATACACGTTTTGTGTATAGTCATTTAACTTACCTCTCGGGCGGTGAAATTAAGAACACCAGGACTACGTTGTATTGATGTAATCATAAAATAACGATTATTCCAATTCGTTCCAAATGGTTTTACATGCATCTCATCATTATCAAATAAAAGTATATCACCACTCTCTAATCCGTAATATCTCTTATTAACTATCTCACCCGATACTTCTAATTTAATATCCCCGAATATCTGGTCATAATATCGTATAAAATTATCATTAGTATTACCAGTAGATGCATCCACACTCCCACTTGTTATACTTGCTGCCCCATCTACTAACATTTCTAACTTTATTTCTTTAATACCTTCTTTTGCTTTAATATTCCAAGCATCTCGTGTAGTAGAGTTCGTAGCCGTTACATTACCTAAATATGAATTTCTTGCCGGATGTTTTCTAAATCTAATCACTCTTTTAGTAAGTAAATTACCGAAACTACTATTATTCAACCTAAAGTTTGATATATCACTTTTAGTCAAAGTAGCATCAGCATCAGATGCACTATAACTATCTTTTAATGTTATATATCTAGCTCCATTTGGTCTTAACTTAAAGATAAACCCACCTTCATATTGTAATTTCTCTAAGGTTTTCTTTAATGGCTTTGGTTCTAATGCAAAGTATCTAGCTTTCCAATTCCTTCTTGCACTATTACTACCACTCCAATCTAATATTTGATTATCAGCCTTATCATATCCAGCAAATCTATTTAACATATCTCTATGTATTTCTGTTACTCTGGATGCTGATACTGCACTTGAACCTGAATATGATTGTAACATACCATCAGCTCCACTATATAATAACTTTAAGTCATTTATTCTTTTATTATGTGAATCAGGCTCACTAGCATTTGGTTTAACTGTAGCATATACATATAATTCATTTATTGCAACTTGACCACTTGCCTCTCCAGTTTGTTCACTTGATACTTCCACCTCACCAATTAACTCTATTGGGTCAATACCACCAGCCGAACCAGTCCAGTTTATTTCTAATGTTCCAATAGAAGATGTAACTGATGTTATTTCCACATATGATAAACCAAACTTATCCGTAATTCTAGCAGCAACACTATTATAGATATTCGCTTCGGTTACTTGTAATTTATATCTTATATGTGCTTTAACTTTAGAAACAAACCCATCAGGTTGTTTCATATTAACCATAAATCTTTTATTTACCTGTTGGTAGTCAGGATCACCAGGATCACCATTAGCAGTTACATTCATCAATCCTGTGCTTGAACTATAATGTGAAAAATCTGTATCAATCACATTAGAGAATAATGGAGTCTGAAACTCATTTGTATCGTGTTCTTCTAAATCGTTCCATCTAAATCCTCGTTCTAATGATGAAGATACATTTATAGCCTGTCCACTCTGATATGGGATTGTAGTTTCATTAACGGGATATAAAGGAACAAATACATCAATATTCTTCTCGTAAAAGTGTAAGTTGGCTTCAGTAGGGTTAGTATCGTCTCTTTGATTACTAGCTGTACTAAATCCCGTTCCATAATGTAATAACCCTTTAATATTATCACCAATCACCTCACTTACAGGTACAGGAAATACACTTGCAGAATTACAATATTGAGGGCCTGAACCCGAGTCAATAGGTTCAGATACTTCCCTTGTGAAATTACCATATGCAACTGGAAAATATCTATTTGTTCCAACAGTTTTATTCGTTGGAAAATCAATAAAGTCCCACGGCCGTTGTTGCACTAATAATAAATCTACTTTATTTTCATCGTGTTTTATATCAACCAATCTAAAATCATCTAAATGCAAACAATCATCTATATCAGAAGCATTAGATAAACAAGAAAATATTTTAGCACTTTGATTTAGATAATAATTACCACTACCAAATAACTCTGATGAAAGTGTGAAATCACTTGAAGAAATAGGAAAGTTAGCAACGGATAATGATATAGATGATTGTTTTGCTGTAGATTTTGCTAAATCAATAGATTCTCTAATCGTAGGAGTGTTTAATATAGCTCCGTGATAGAATTGACTACTTACTGTCTTATCGTTAAATGCTAACCCAATAGAAACATCATCGGAACCAGATTTGTATAATTGTATTAAATAATCTTCTGTTATTGCTGATATTTTGGATGCTGATGCATAATTGCCAGGTAGTGTAAGAGACACAGGTTATGCCTCCTCAAATCGGGATTTCCGAGTTCTATGATTCTCCATTCTATCAAAGAACTCATCAAAAGAAACTAAAAAGTTATTATTTACCGTCTGTGCTCCTTGTGGGGTGATTTGTCCTGTTTCATTAATTCTTCTGGCTGTCTCTACTCCAATAGAAGATACAGCGTGTCTATTTAGCACAAACTCTCCTGGTTCTAACATAGTTGGTTGTGTATCACCTAACATATTTCCTTCTACCACTCCTCCAAATTGTTTCCCTGGCATTCTTTGTGAAGAAATCAATGCTGCTTTTGCTAAACCAGATGTTAATGTAATTCCAGCTGCAACCAAATTAAACGGATATGGTAAAGTGGTTAATGCTTTAGTATAAGCCTCATATGAGTTAATTAAAGATGATGCTACTGCTGCAGCTTTACCAATATTAAATAATGACCTGGTTTGTTTGCCTCCAATTTGTGCAACTTGCATAAATGTTTGCCCTAAATCACTTAATGCTTGTTCCGAAACTATACCTGCAAATCTAATACTTTCCCCAAATGTAAGTCCTATTTCAGCAGCTTCTGTCTGTTTTACCTTCACTACCTCAAATGCATCTGCAACTTTTCTAAGTTGTAAGGGAATCATTTCACCAAATATGACTGCATTTCCTTCAGCATTTCTACCAGTTTCATCAAATGCCTCACCAGTTTCAGTAAACTTAATACCATTTTCTTCTTGAGTGGATGTTAATAAAGCATATTCTTCTCTCAAACCAGCAATCTTATCATTTAAGCTTTGAACTCTTTGTTCTGCCAGTTCTATAACATCGTTATTAGCTTTAGTTAAATCAATATTTCCACCCATTGCTAATGCTAAATCACGCAAAGGATCTGGTTTTCTTAAATCAGCTAATGTTCTTTCAGCATCAATAAGTTCCCTTTCAGCTGAAACTAATTCTTTCTGCTGGTCAGCTAGCATTTCTTGTGCTGCAATTAATCGTATTCTACGTTCAAATTCTACATTAGATTCTTTTTGTGCTGTAAGTAACTCATCAATAGATGCCTTTTCTAAATCTATATTTCCAATATAATCTGGATACTTATCCTGTAAATCTTTAATTGCTTCATTTCTACCAAGTTGCGAGGTATTCACATCAGTCAATACATCAAATAATATATTTAATTCTCGTTGTTCGTCCTGCATTTTCTCAACATCACCAATCTCAACGAACTCTGTTAAAATATCGGCCCATCCCCCTACACTCTCAACCACATCTTTAATCATCGGCAACAATCTTGAACCCAATGCATTACTTAACATAGCAACACTATCTTCCATATTAGATAATTTACCTTGGAAAGTTTCGGCTAACAAGTCAGTGCTACCAGCTATTCTACCTGCTGGGTCTTCTATACTTTCTATCATAGCCTTTCTAAACTCTGGTAATGATAGTTTTGTTAAATCATCTATACCAGTTTTCATTTGGATAAGAGTTAATACACCTCGTTCTCTTAATACATCAGCTGCACCTGCACCCGCTGCAAAAGCCCTACCAAATGCTGCTGATGCTTCAACTATACCAATCCCCATAAAAGCAGCCAAGTCAGCAATAGATTTAGTGGTAGTTGAGGCATCTGCTCCAAATGCTTCTAATGTTGCACCAGCTTCCACTACTCCTTGTAATGCAAATGGAGTTGTTGCTGCAATCTTATTCAATTCCTTAAATAATGCTGTACCTTCTTTAACACTACCACGAATAGCAATCAACCGAGTTTTTAATGTCTCAAACTCAGCAGCAGTTCTTACTGCACTTTGAGCAACCTTAAATAAACCAACAGCTACAGCACCTAATGCTGCAGGCCCTGCTAATCGTTTAGCTGTTTCTGCAATACCACCAAGTTTCTTATCAACTTTGTCTGTATCACGGACAGTTTTATCAGCACCTTTGGTTTTATATAATATCTCAAATACTTCTCTTGGCATTATTAACTCCTAGCTATCTGTGCCCTCATACGAGCATTACTTGCAGCTCTCTTATGAGAATATTGGCCACATGCGGACATTTCCCTATCTATATATTGTAAATATCTCAATTCTCTATCATCTCCATTAAAAGGTTTCCCATACTTAGTTACGGCAGACCATAAGTTAGTCCAATCATTATACGATTCACTCCATAGTGCTTTAGGGTTAGCAAAGAAAGGAACTTGCATATATAAAGCTTCACCAACAGTAGTTTTCGTATTACGTGACTCATTTACAATGCGCACCACTTCATCCCTAACTTCACGTTTGTTATATTTTACCACCTTGTTTAAGGTAGGGGATTGGGCTTCGTAGGTGTATAATATTTTCTCGGGATATGGTGTCTTTGGAAATCCAAAATATAAACACCACACCGCGAGAGCTAATCCCCAGGTGTAAAAGTCGGTATGTCCAGATACTCTAATGTTATTTCATTTAGAATATCTAAGGCTTCAACATCTTCAAACTCATCAAATACTTTATCTGGTTCATCAAATGCTATATCTGCAGCAAATCCCAACATCTGTCTAGTTTTCTCGTTAGCTCTATTACCCTCTTTACCAAGTTCTAAAATTAAATCTTCCCAGATTCCTTTTAATCTCTGTTTGTCCGAGAATCCAATAGGCTTAACATAGAAATCGCCATGTAGAGTTTTAACATCTATGGTTTTCTCCGCCATTATATATCTCCTAACTAACAGTTATGCTGTATAAGTTTTGTCCCGATCCATCAGCTGTAGCTTCAAATGGTATATCTACAAATACACCCTCATCATCAAATGTTTTAGTATATCCAGTATAAACTGCTTGAGGAATACTGATTGTTACATCTTGTCCCCCAAAAGATATAGGATGGGTGCTACCTGTAAAGAATGCTCCTAATACACCAGCGGTTGCTTCATCAGAATTATCATCATACTTAACGCTAACTGAACCACCACAAGTGTATTCACCTGCTCTGGAATATACTTCCGCTCCACCATCAACACCATTAAATCCGTGTCTACTTCCTGGATATCCTAAGCTCAATTCCATAGAACGAATAACTACATCATTCCCACCAACAGTTTTGGTAGGTTGTGCTGTAAATACTGGTTCTACTTTAGAACTAGTCATTCGGGTAGCAATTTGACCAGTGTTAAGTCCGTGAGCACCAATAGTAGGTTTATACCCACTATAAAGTGTTCCACCAACCTTTAGTCTGCCACCATCACCTGCTATATCCCAAGTAAGATTTAAGTTTGTTAGCATACAACTATGTAATGTTCTTGCATTAGCTGCAATAGGATCAGCAACTACTATCGTGAATAGGTTAGCGTTTGCACTTGCACTTACATAAGTATCAGGTGTAAAATCACCTGCTACCGTATAAGCCGAACTAGCATCTTCACTAATACCTGCTAATAGGTTATTTAATGGTATTTTATTATTAACCACCCATTCAAAGTCAGCAGTGTAAAAAGACCCAGATTGTGTTGCAAAATGATCGCTACCGCGTTTCATCTGCTGACCAATTCTTTTGGTTCTGTCTTGAACTACATTATCCCAACTAATATCAATCGGTTCATTTAAGTCCAAAATAGCAGCCATGCGTTCGCTCGTTTCAGCTTCACCCATACTACCTGTTTGAGCCAATAAAATTACTTGATATTGATGAGGACTATTAACTTGTCCTGTTATAGCCATATTTATGCTCCTTGTTTATTATTAATGTCCACGATCTTTACGATCATACATGAAATCAACGCTAGATGATAATATTTCTTCTCTCGTTGGTTCATCTGGCACTGTTTCTTTCTTCTTTTTCCGTTTTTTGGAAACTTTTTCTACACAATCACTTATTTTATCGGCAACATCTTTATCAATATCCACCTCTTTTCCTGCAAGTAATGCGTAATACTTTTCTTTACCTAAACCCTGATATTTACTATCAGTGCCTAACTTCTCAAACTTTTCCTTAAATGCTTTATATTTCATTATTAAACATCTCCTATTATTTGTACCGACATAGTAGCAGTTACTAAATCAGTAATTTGTTGTTCATCTTCAGGTAAAAGCTCACCAGTTAAATACTCTATATTTGTTACGAGTGCCTGAGTCCATGCCTGGTTGGCTGATGGGTCAAATCCTCTATTAGTATTTATGGTCGCTTTAACCTGCTCTGCCTTTTCAGTAACGTCATCTAATACTTGTTTTCCAGTACCACCACTATCTATCTTGTAATACTTTACCTCAAATGTCTGCTGTCGTGTTTCACCACTACCTATTCTGGCTTGCATAAACTCATTATTCACAGGTCTAATATTAAAGTATGGGAACTCTCTTTCCCTAAATAGCATATCATAATGTACTGGAACTGCTCCTCCAAATAATCCTTTGAGGATAGAACCAAGTTTATCATATATCGTTTTTGTCTGATTAGCCATCTATTATTCCTTACTAATAAATATCAATAAATTAATCATATACACTTTTATTATCTCGCGTGGAGTTCCATAACTCCAATTTCACCCATATCTACTTCCATAGCCGAACCTTTTATTATATAATAATCTCCAGCGGTATATATATCACTACTACCTGAACTATGTGAGAATAATGCACTTAATCCTTCTCCAATACTTTCATAATTACTGCCAGGTATTATGCCGGTAGATACATCTACGTTAAACACGCCATCATCGTCTCCAGTGGTCGTTTTCAGTCTTATAGTGGAAGCGCTGCCTGTATTATAAGTTCCACCCGTAGTACACTCTACCTTTAAGTATCCGTAATTTCCTGCGAAAGTACCTACTAAATCTAATATTTTCCAATTAGAAGCATCTGCTAAATGTGATTCTGTAATGGTTCCTGTTTGAGTTCCTCTCTGTATCTGGCTGTATAAAGATATATCACCTTTCTTAATACCAGTAATAATCTCTTGTGCTTTAGTTGTTAGTGCATCTGCTCTTACTTCATCTCTACCTCTAACCAATTCTGCACACGCCAATAGTGAGTTAGCCTTTATTAACACATAATCATAGTTTCTACCTGTGGCTGAGTTCTCACGTTCAAATAAAGAGAAATTACCTAATGATGCAACTACATATTCTGCCTGTTCTTTAACCACAGTTTCTTTTAATGTAGTCCAATCTTGTCCACCCTTTACAATAGATGCTGATGGATGAGATGAAGCTGAAACTATTACATAATCTTCATCACTATTGTAATACCATTCATTACCAGCATCAACAGCATTTTCAGTTGTGGTGGCTGAACCTAAATCTTTCCCATTTAAGTATAGAACTTCCGTATAGCCTGAATTATGAGCAACATATTTACTACCCGTTGTAACCCAACGTGTAATCTCTGTCTTTCTATCATAATCATCTATATTATTTACGATAGCTTTTAAGTCACTTGTAGTATTGCAAAAACTGCTATTAAATATGCTCACCTTAACTCTCCTTTTATTTCTTCATTACTTTTAGGCCAGTTAATACTTTCTTAATTGAGGCCCAAATAAGATCATCTGCTTTACTCGGCGATAAGGCAACTATCTTATCTATTACCATTATGCCAATTAAAACATATTCCCAATTTGATATAATATATTCTATCATTTGTATTCTCCCTGTTAAATAATTCCTACTATTTTAAATGCTATAGTGATCATTCCAATTCCACCAATTCCAACATAAAAAAGTTTCTGTATCCAATTTAATCTTTTTTCGTGTTCTGCTAACTTACCATTCTGTATTTCATTTTGTTTTACTAACC